TTAAAAATTTATAAAAAAATGAGTAATATAAATAATTTAAAAGCGATAAAAGAGGACAGAGTTGCCTTAGTTCAAGAGATGGATAACATCTTAGAAGCTGCTAAAAAAGAGGATAGAAATTTATCTAAAGACGAGCAAGTCAAATGGGATGGATTATATTCTAAAGAGGCAGAATTAAGAAAAGCAGCTAACACTCTTAAAACGCAGGATGACTTAAATAAGTCATTAGCAGCAGAATCAACTCCTGTAAAGGATGATGTTTCTGTTGACCAAAAAGAGGCAAGAAGTGCCGCTTTCAATAAATACATCAAAAGAGGTATGCAAGGTTTAAATTCAAAAGAAAGAAGTTTAGTTGAAAAGAGGGGAACAGATACGCAAGTTACTTCAACTGATTCATTAGGGGGTTATATAGTTCCTAANGGGTTTTCAGATGTTTTAAATCAAAAATTAATGGGAGGTTATTCTTCTGTTATGGCAGCAGGTCGTAATCATGGTTCTATGATTGAAACAGCTTCAGGTAATCCATTATATTATCCTAATACATCTGATGCAGATACAGGAGCAATGGTAACTGAGGGAGCAGCAGGAACAGTGTCAGATATAACATTTGATAATACAATTCTAAATGCTTATACTTTCACATCTAACATTGTAAAAATATCAAGAGAATTATTAACTGATGAGGGATTTGATGTTAATTCTTATTTGAATGAAATTCTTGCAAGAAGAATGGGACGTGCGATGAATGAAAAATTAACGACAGGAACAGGAAGCTCACAACCTAAAGGGATTGTAACTGCAGCAACTGATTCAACAATTGATTTTTCTGCTGATTTACCAACTTTAGCAGAGATGCAAGATTTATACCATGCTGTTGACATAGCATATCGTAATGAAAACTCTTGTTGGTTTATGTCAGACCACTCATGGAAGTCAGTTAAGCAAATGGTTGTTAATAGCAACTTAATTGCTGATGCTAACATTTTAAGTGGAATTAGACCATCATTTGATGAGAGTGGAAATGCAGGTGTTATTTTTGGTAGACCAGTTTACATTAATGACAATATGCAGAACAACACATCTTCAGGCTTCAAAAGTATGGTTTTTGGAGACATAAGTCAATTTAAAATCAGATTGGTTGGGCAGCCTCAATTATTGAGATTAGATGAAAGGTATGCAGATTCATTAAGTGTAGGATTTATCCTATTCCATAGAATGGATAGTAACTTAGTTACAGCTGGAAATGCTTTAAACTATGCTACAAGAGCATAATAATAATTAGGTTAATGATTAAAGCCATAATTATTAAGCAATTTGAGAGAGGGGGAAAATCTTATTTTCCAAATGAGGAAATTACTATCCCCCCATCTCAATTTATAGAATATTATAAAATGGGATTTGTAAAACCATTAAAAAGAAAAATTGAAAAAAAAGTTATAAATAAAGAAAAAAGCACAATAAATGGAATATAGAAATGTAGGCAGATTTAGCAAAGTTTTAGACACTGCAGCAACCTCAGAACCTATTGCATTATCAGAGGCTAAGTTGTTTTTAAAAGTAGATACCTCAGATGATGATGCTTTAATAGGAACAATTATAAGTTCAGCGAGAGAGTACGTTGAAAACTTTACAGGCTATCAATTATTGTCTGCAACATATACTCAATATTTAGATAAATTTCCAAATAAAAATACAGCTATTGAGCTATTAATGAATCCTGTTTCAGCAGTTACTCATGTTAAATATTATGACTCTAATAATACTTTGCAAACATGGGATACTGCAAACTATGATACAGATTTAAAAGGCAAACCTGCTAGAATTACCTTAGCAAATGATGCTACATTTCCTACAGTATATGACAGAACAAATGCAGTAGAAATTAAATTTGTTGCAGGGTATGCTTCAACATCTGCCACAGGATTTCCTAAACAATTATTAAATGCAATGTATTTGATTATTGGTCATTTATACGAAAACAGGCAGGATGTTATTGTAGGGAGTATTGTGACAGAAATGAAAAAAGGAGCAGATTCAATATTAAGACAATACAGAATATTTAACTTTTAAAATATGGGCAAAAAAATAACTCCATTAATGACTAAAGGAATGTTAACAGCAAAATTAGAATCTAATGATGATGTTTTGTTATGGTTAAAAAAAACTCCTGAGGCTTTTAAAAGAAAATTATTAATATCATTATTAAGAAATGCAGCAAAACCAATGGCGGCAAAAGCAAAAAGCAATGTTTCTTCAATGGCTACCAGAAGCGGCTCTCCTACTGATGATTTAAGAGATAGTATAGGCATTAGAACATATAGAAAAATTAATAATGATTATGTAGGAGTAGGTGTTAAACCTGCTATTAAAAAAAGCGTTTTAAAAAGGTCTGCAAAAGATGATGATAAAAAAAAACCATCTGTTTTGCAGTATGCAGTAGGTATAGAATGGGGAATGTTTAAAGGCTCTTTCTCAGGTTATGGTTATATGAGAAAGGCTTTTGAAGCAACTAAAACGCAATGCGTTGCTGATTTTTTAGGCAAATCAAAAAAGATTATAAAAAGAACACAAAAAAGATATTTAAGACAGGGCAGATATTCTGCATTTTAAGACATGGCAGCAATAGGGAAAGGCATATTTAATTTATTATCAAACAATGGCACAATCAGCTCCAATGTAGGCACAAGGATTATGCCTGATGTTGTTAATGCTACCGCTACAAGTGCAAGAGTATTGCCTTATATAACCTATGATATTATGTCTGTTGAGCCTGTAGGAGATAAAGATATAACAGCAGGAGGCTCTGCTTTAATAGATGTTTTTAGAGTTCAGGTCAATATATATAGTGACACTTATGGACAATTAGAAACACTTGCTGCGGCAGTTTTAGCAACCTTAAACCGATATACAGGCACAGCAAACACAATAAAAATCCAATCTGTAGATTATCTTAATCAAGCAGATGACTATGAGAAAGATGGAGGAAATAAAGGAATATATGCAAGAGGAATGGATTTTAACTTTAGAATTAATAATGTTTAAAAAAATTGAAATATGAAAAAAATTGAATTAGTAAAAGATGTATATTTTAATGAGGATAATAATTGGAAAGCAGGAACAATATTAAGTGTTCCTTTTGATATAGGAGATTTGACTTATGAAAATATATTAAAGGCAGGAGATGGAAAAATTGTAAATGAGCAAATAATGATAAAAGAAAGCAAAAAAATGAAGAAAGTAAAAGATAAAAAGAATTAATAATTATTAAAATATTTAGAAATGGCAACAACGACAAGCATAAACGGAACAGATTTTATTGTTCAAGTTGACAAAGGAGCAGGTTACGTTACTATAGCAACCTCAACAAGTGCATCTATCTCAATGAGTTTAGAGACAAGAGACACAAGCTCAAAGAGTTCTGCAGGATGGGCAGATGCTCTATATGGTCAGCGTTCATGGTCTATTGATGTTGAGGGTTTATTAACTTTTGAATCAAGCGGAACAGGAAACATAACAGAATTATGGTCAATATACGAAAATAGAACAGTTTGTACGATTAAATTTATCCAAGCGACTCCTGTGTCAGGAGATTCTTATTGGAGTGGCACAGCTCTTTTAACGAGTTTATCGGCTGACGCGCCCATGGAGGATTCTATGACCTATTCAGCTTCTTTTCAAGGTAGTGGAGTTTTAGCAGACACAACTAACTAATGTGCAATAAAAATTAATATTATAGGGAGGGGTTTTCTCCTCTCTATTATATTAACAAAAACAAATATTAACGAAAAAAAAGTATTTATGAAATATGAATTAATTACTATTGGAGGAAAGGAAAGAGCCATTAGATATGGATTTTGGGCATTAGCTCAGTTTTGCGAAATGTGTAATATTAAATTAAGCGAGTTAGGAAGATTGGAGAAAGATTTAGATTTGAAACAAGCTATATATTTAATATATGTAGGTTTAGAAGATGGAGCAAGAAAATCAGGACAGGAGGTGGAATTATCTGTAGAGGATGTTGCTGATTGTTTAGATGAGGATGATACATTAATAGCTCAGGCTTTAGATGTATTTGCTAAATTTCAAGCAAAACCTAAAAAAGGGAAATCTGCATCTTTAAAAAAAAAGTAGAAAAAATCAAATCTCTTGAATGGGAGGATTTGTTTAAAATTGCTTTTGGTGTTTTAAATTTGAGTGAGGATGAGTTTTGGGATATGACTCCTCAAGCATTTTCATATAGAACAGATGGCTATTGGGAGCATTTTGATTTGCATCAAAAATTAGAATGGGAGAGAGTGAGATGGTTAGGAACAATTATTTTGCAACCTCACATGAAAAAAGGCAGAACCTTAAAGCCTACAGATTTAATTAAATTTGAATGG